TATCAACTACAATTCTATTGACTCTAAACCAAGTACTACCGTTTAGCTCAACACCTGATTGACCGTTTAAAGTAACAGTTTCTACTTTTTGATCGAAATTATTATCTAAACCACTAACGGTTACGGTTCTTGCTCCTGTTCCTGCACCTGTATCAGCAGTAGATGAGCTAGAAATATAAAGGGTTGATGCAGCACTTAAATAAGAATAAACACCGCCTTGACTCCATATCGTTGTTAGGTTTGTATCAACAGAATCATAGAATCCAAACTTGTGTTCAAATTCATGATAAGTAATTTGTCCTCTTGAAACTTGTAGTTCAAAAGGTTCTGTTTTACCGACTCTTGATATTGAGGACTTTTCTGCCATTAACTTAATTTAGTTACTTTGTGTTTTGAGGCTATGCCGTTACCTTTACACATAACTGTGTCGCTACCGCCACCTGCACTCATCATTTTAAAATCTGCACCAGATATTTTACCGTCTTTGTTTTTATCTAGTTCAGTTTGACCGCCAATTAAGCCACCGTCTTTTTTACCTTGTGCTGCTTTTATTTGAGCTTCGGTAGGTGCACCTTTCTCACCTTTTTTACGCATACGTTCACCTGAGCCTCTTTCTATACGCTCACGTTTAGCATGGATGTTAGCCCATAGTCCTGGTCTTTTAGCCATAACTACTCTTTACCACTCCAACTAGCGTTGTGTCTTGTGCCTTGAGTTGCTTTACCTGTACCTTGAGTTTTAACTTTACCCTGACCAAATACTTTTTTGAATAAAATATCTTTTACTCGTACTGGACCGTCAGCTAAGTTAATTCTATTAGGACCTTTTACGTTTACTTTTTTCATAATTATTTCCTTTGTTGAGCATTACCACCACGCTTCATGGCTTTCTTTTTCTTTTTACCTTTAGCCATCATCTCACCGCCACACATCGCTCGTCTACGGTTAGCATTGCCTGCTGGTATTTTCATTTTTCCTCTTTGTTGTCCTGGCATTTTAAATTCCTCTGTTTTGGTTGTCTGAGTTTCTAACATCTCTTAGTAACTCAGCGTATGATTTACGGATGCTCTCTTTTTCTTTCATGAGAGCTTCCTCCCTATCTTGAGCTATCTTCATTTCTGCTATAGCTTCCGTTGATTCTATTTTAGCTAAATCTACTTGAGATTTTAAGGCATCGGACTGTGCTTTTTGCGCAATTTCCTCACGTTTTAATTCCACTATAGGATTCATTTGTGCGTTTTGTTGTGCTTGAGCCATAGCCTGAGCTTGACCAGTTACTACTTGAGTAGCTTGAGCTGCAAGTAGAGCTAATTCATTCATCACTTCTGGCGGTATTTCACTGCCAAGTTCTGGTAGCTGTTGCCCTAATACTTGTTCTATTTGTTGTTTATATAACATGGCTTGGTGCTCTTGTATGTTTGCACTAATAGCCATTTGTGCTGTTTGATTTTGAGCTACCATAGGATTCTGTAAGAAAGAACTATGCGCAGCAATATAAGCATCATGGTTCTGGAACTCAAACGCTTTAATAGGTTGTCCTGTCATGGCTGCTTGTTGTTCACTTATCGGGTCACGAGGAGGTATATCTTGAACAGGCGGTAGTATACCGTCTATATCTTTTACCTCTAGTGCCTCGTACATACGTTTATAGGCTTCTCGTAAATCGTGTATTTGTGGTGCTGCCTGTGCCATTTGTAATTCTTGTTGAGCTAACATCACCCTTTGAGCCATACTAAATATGTTAGGATCGCTTACTGGTATGATATCAACTTTAGCGTCGAAGTCTTGAGCTTTAATTTCTCTACTAGCTCCTGGAACATCATAAGGATAAACAGGGGGTAGGCTACGAGAAAAAATACCAGCTAATAACCTAAACTCTTTCTTTTGAGCAAAGTGTAAACGTTTATGAATAGCCGACATAACCTTAGTACCACGCTCTAACATAGCTACAGTAGTGCCTACAGGTAGCTGTTGACTACCTATATCGCCTACTTGCATGTCTGCTATGCTAGCAAAACGTCTACCTGAGTCAATTATGACTCCCAATAGCTGAGTTAATACGCTACTAGGCTCTTTATAGGGTAAAGGCATCAGTGCATCACGGATTGTGCCTCCTGGAACGTCTACATCCCTAAATTCACCAGGACGTAACGGTTCGTCTTCACCTTGTACCCTCATACCACGTGCTTTAAAGCCAGCAGGTAGGTTACTTAGCGTTCCAGCGTCAATTAACTGACGTAAAATTGATGTAGCTGACTTAGTAAGCCCACCAATCATGTGAATTAGCCCAAAACCGTAAAATCCAAGCCCTGGAAGGAACTTATAGTGTACAAAATACTCTTTTTTACGGAATAATTCGTCTTCTTGCTCCCAATTACGTCGGATTGAGAGTATTTCATCGCTATCTTCTAAGATAGTGACGATATAAGGTACGGCAAAACCGTAATTATCTATGTCTGGAAGCTCTAAATTGACGTGTAGCTCTAAAACTGAGTACTCATTATAGTCTGCTAAAGGTGGTTGAATGCCTTGCAGCTCATCAATTTTTTCTTTTGCTTCGTTATATTCTAAATCTACCCCTGCTTCACCTATTTGTACGTCTCTGTACGTACCGTTCATTTGTAATTTTTTTAAATCGTTACCTGTCATACTGATAACGTGAGTAAAACGTGGGCTAGTTTCTAAATCTGTAGTTTCGTAAGCTACTACTAAGTCTTCAGCTTTAACTAATCTACTAGTAGCCCTACCTAATAGGTTATCGTAATAAACTTTTTTGAATGCACTACCAGCTAATGGTAAATAAAACAATAAACTATCCATTTCTGGGTCATACTCTTGCATGACTTCAGTAATTTGATAATTCATAAATTCTTTTACACGTTGACTTTGACTCATTGCCTCTGGACTTTCGTTGCCCATGACACGAGTCTTTACTGGACCACCACTTGGTAGTAATTCTTTATAGGCTTGAGCTTGAAATTGTGTTACTGCTTCACTGAGTAAAGGGTGATGTACACCTGTAGCTCCAGGAAAAGGTTCTTCACGTTCTTCTGTTTTTATACCTAGTAATTCTAAACCTTTAGTAAACACATCAAGCCAATCTTTACGTGATTCTTTATCTTGTTCAAAAGCATCAACTAGTTCACTAGCTAACGTTTGTAAAGAAGATGAATCTAAAACTTCTGCTAGATTCACTTGGTGTTCGGTAGCTATTATTTCTTCCTCTTCAAAAAGAGGAATTAAATTACCGTCCTGACCTACTTCAAAAGCGTTAGTCATTTCACCCTGAATATTCATTTCTTCAGGAAGCTCAATTTCTAGCGTTTCTTGTACTGGATTTAATAGTTCTTGAGGTAAGCCACCTTCTTGGAGATTTTGTCTTTCTATAGCCATGGGTTAATAATAACTTATTTTTCTTCTAGGATATAGCTCTTCGTCTTCATAGTCACTGGGTAGTTTTACAAATCCACCTTGCCTAAAACGTAATAGTGCTTGTGTGGTTGAGTCGACTAAGTCATCATGATCACCAGCAGGAAACATCGCACATTCTTCTATAACGTCGTGTGCCCATTTAGTATCAGGTGCCCAAACCATACCTGACTCTAATAAAGGTGCACTTGCGTTTACTCTAGCTACTTTATCATTGCCTTTGCTTGGAGTAAAGTTTTGTACAGGTATACCTATATTTCGTAATTCTTGTGTTAAGGGCATACCACTTGCTTTACCTTCTATAATAGTTACGTCAGGTTGCCATTCGTTATATTGTTCTAGGGCTATAGCTTTTAGTTCAGGAAAACTGTACCTACCTTTTATAGCGTCTAATAAAATAATATGTGGAGCTGTACCGTCATAGTAATTTTCACCTAGACTACCTTCTGGGTAAAATACTCCCCAAGTAGTAATAGCTGAATAGTCTGCCATTTCACGTTTTAAAAATGCGGTATCATAACTTTGTATTAGATATTCACAACGTGGCGGTTTTTCATTAGTCCATTCTTGCCACCACTCACGTTTTATTAAGGCACCTTCTTCTGAACTAGGGTTCTGCATGTATTGAGCGTGCCATTTAGGACCACCTCTTAACGTAGCTTGTACACTTTCTAGTTCTTCTTTTGACCAATACTCTGGCCATAGTGGGTCGCCACTAGGCAATATAGCAGGAAGCTCAATAAGTTCCCATTGATCTGCTTTAGGATCACGAGCCATATCTTTTAAAAGTCTACCTGTTAAATCGTTAACGTTCCAACGTGTCATGACTATAACAATGGCACCTCCTGGCTGTAACCTTTGCCTTGGACCAGAAGTATACCACTCATACGTATCTTCCATAGACTTAGGGTTTAGTGCGTCTTGTTCTGAGTGAGGGTCATCAATAATAAATAAGTCCGCACCACGTCCCGCTAACGCACCACCTACACCAGCAGCATAGTACTCGCCCTTTCGTTTTGGGTCACGTTTATCTTGAGTTTCCCATTTACCTGCTGCTTTTGAATCTGGGTTAATGAGTACGTCAGGGAATATTTTTTGAAAGTCTTCTGTTAACATTAAGTCCCTAATTTTTCTACCAAACTTAACTGCTAGGTCTGCGGTGTGCGTGGCTTGTAGTATTTTTAAACTTGGGTTACGCCCCACTAAATACGCAGGAAAATAATGCGAGGCAAATTCACTCTTCGTGTGCCGTGGTGGCATATTAATAATAAGCCTTTTTATTTT